CATCAAGATCTCTTACTTGAGCTTCTGCAGTCTGTACATCATATTCATTTGATGGTCTAGTTATTACCTGTACAATTTTTGCCATTATCTACGTCCATCCGGTTGTACATCCAATCTAAAAGTTCCTAACTTCCAACTTTGATTAGTTGTTGTATTTGCAATCTTTAACGCAATAGCTCTAGCTCTTGCACGTGTATCTACTTTTTTAGTAGATGATGAAACTGTAAAAGGACCTAAAGCAGAACTTGTTTGTGTATCGTTTGGATAGTCTCTTAATAAAAATGTAACTTGTGTATTACCTGTTTGAGATATAAAGTCAGGCACAAATCTTCTTATCTTCATTATATATTCACCATCTCCTCTAAATGTTGCAACACCTGTTTGTTGTCCTTGAGATGATCTTGCTTGTGTAATATCAAAATCTCCTGATTCAATACTAGCAACAATCGCTGTAGTTGCACCACCTTGAACTTGATCTGTCCCTGTTTCGTGTTCATAGTATATTGTTCTACCTTCTGTATTTCCTACAACATCAAAAGATGTATCTGTCCCAGCTTCATAAGATAATGCGTGTGGACTACCAAATACTGCAGAGTCTTCCCACATAGTTCTAGCTAATGAGCCAACAGTCCATACTGGTCTTTGTGGAGATGAATCAAAATAATTATATGTAACTTGTCTGTTAACAACTGATGATCCTGTTGTTGGATAAAACCAAGTAACTTCACCAAACAAGTTGTTTAGTCCTGCTGATACCATTTGATTACCAGATTCTAAATTTATATTATCGTAAACAAAATCTTCTACTAAACAAGGTAATGATTCTAATTTACCAGCGTATCTAAAGAAACCATTTTCTGACATCCAATATGCAGCACCATCAACTTCTACACATGCATTTTGTCCTGCAAGTCCACAGTTAGTTCCGACTTGTGCAAATGCAAATGTAAATGGTTGACCAACAAAACGTTGCGTAAATAAAGCTGTATCAGTCCAAACATAAATAGCATCACGACCTCTAATCGCTCCTCTAATCTGTGATCCGTCGGCCAGTCTTTGTGTACCAGCTGTATTGGTTGCTGTAGGTGTGTAAGTGTTTATATCCTCTTGGTCCGAAAATCTAATAAACATGTCATCTTGTGTAGATGTATCACCTATTGTTGTTTCTGTTCCAAAAAATACTAAGTGTCTATCCGGTGTTGATACTAACATATGACGTGATGCAGTTGGTGCACCAGATATAATACTTGCTCTAATTGTTTCTGCGTTTGTTGCAGCAGAGTTCCATTCAAAGACAGCACTATCATGAATTAAACAAATTGCTTTATCACCAAAATTATCTAGTGACCACATACCAGGTTCAAGAACTAAATCTCCAGATGCAGCTTCACCCCATGCTACAAAGTTTGTTGTACTTGTAACTGTTGCTCCACCACTGTGTGCAGCTTTTGTTGTACCTCTTACTTCTCTAGTAACCCCCGTAAGCTCATTACCAGATATACCTGTGTAAGATATTTCTTCATTATCTATTTTGATAAAGTTTGTACCTGAGTCTGGAAACTGTGAAACATCTCCTAATATAATACCAGTGGTTACAGTATCATTAATACCATTAGTTAATGTAGTTATAGGTTCTCCAGCTACTTCACCACCCCATGATCCAAGTGACCAACCAAAACCTTTTGCTTGTACTGCTGGTCCTACAGGATAATAATGTTGTACTCTAACACCACCTGATGTTGTTGCACCAGATCCTGATTCAGTTGCTGGCATTGTAATTGTAATAGTTGTGCTTGATGGCACAGTTGTTACCATAAATTTTTTATTGTCAAAATCAGATGCTGTGTAATTAGAATTAGTTATAGAACTAAAATTATCTAATAATATTATATCTTGTTCACCAATATTATGCGGACTAGAAAAAGTTATTGTAACAGTTGCTGATCCATTAGTTGTACTAAATGCATTTGAAAGAGTAGTTGTAGTTTTAATAGGATGTATGTCATAAAATACACCACCTGAATACGCATATAAAATTCTGTTTGTGCCAATAATTGCGTATTTTCTAGCTTTACTATTTACAAAATGATGAAGACCTCTACCAGCTCCTGTAAGAGCATCATCCCCTAACTGTTTCCAACCACCTATTTTTTCAGGTGTACCATATCTAAACCTTACATTATCACAGTCAGTCCATTGACCCTCTGCTGTAGTAGGTGTTATTTGTTTATTAATTCCTGGCTGAAAACCTATCTTTTGTAACATAATAAATCCATGTATAGCAAATTTATTACTTATTTAACAGACTAAAAGCACGGGGGTGTGGTTGTGGTGGTACCCCCGCACAAGTCTTTTTTATAGACTATTTTGTAGATTTAGTCAACTTCATACCCTTAAACCACCCAGGTAATCCTAATAAAGGTCTTTTGTCTAAATAATTTTCTTTAGCAGTTTTTGAATTAGCTTTGTTATAATGTAAAAATACTTGCCCACAGTCTTTACCTTTAAACTCTTCTCGCCAATGTTCAAGATCACAGCCAGAATATATTAACATATCCCCTGGTTTAAGATCTACTTTAATACCTGCTTGACCTTTTTTACCTGTTGGATCTAAATATATAGGCCAATTATCACCACCTAAATTTAATGTAGTTGATATTTCACAAGAATATCTATCTTTATGTCTGTGTAATACATCTCCTGTTTTATAAATTCTAGCGTAAGAATATGTTTCGGATAATTTTAATCCTGTATGTTTTTCCATAACAGGTTTTACTTCTTGTAATAAAGTTTCCATAACAACATCGCTATAATGTGAGTACGTATTTGGAACTTGTTCATCCGACCATACACCCCAGTACTCTGTAAAAGGTGAAATATATCTTTGATCAAATAAAAATCTAGCAACTTTTCTTTTGTTAGAAAAATATTTGTAAACAAAATCTGCTAATTCTTTTGAAATAGCATTTTTTAAAACTGTATATTTATTTTTTTTGAACGACATTTAAGACTCCTTTTGGTATTGCTTGACAGTTCCAGTGTATAAACCTAAATGGTTCATAACCCATATCAACAGAATATAGATGTGGCATATATGATGGAAAAAAAATCATTCTGCCTGGTTTAACATTATAGTGAAATTGTGAACTTGCTAAAGACAATTTTGATTTATCTTTTTCAGGTAAAAGATTCATCACATTACCTGGACGAGGATCTTCAAATACTGGCATAGATGTTTTTTCGCTAGCTTTTAAAAAATAAAAACCAGACATATGTCCATTCCAATGTGTGTGTAAAGTATGATGACCACCACCTTTTTTAGCAAACTCTTGCACCCATAATTCTGTTACAAATATTTGGTAATTAGATAAATCAAATCCCATTTCATCTAATAAATTATAACATGTGCTTCCAATATAATCTTGGAGTTCTTTAAACTTAGGGTCACCAATTAAAGATGTTGAGTGAAATACCTGACCCATATCACCTTTGTCTCCAAACTTTTTATTTCTTTTATCTATTTCTTTTTTTAATCTTTTTTGCGCATCTTTTATATACTTATCAGATGCTTTATTTAATTTTTTTATAAACTTTGTTTCATCAGCCCACCACACAGGACTAGAAAAATAATTTTCTAAATTTAATTTTTTTGGAAAACTCATTTAAACGGCCATCCTAAATTCCATATAACTAAACTATATCTTGATCCTTTTTTTACGGGACATACTCTATGCCATACAAATGAAGGGAATACAACCAAAGATCCTTTTGGTAATATTTCTTTACATTTTACAGGTTTTCTAGGTTTATCAGGATCTAAATTTCTAAAATCAAATTCTAGTTCACCACCTTTATAATCTTTTGGATCTGATAAAGTAACGGTCACAGACAACTTTCGAATCTTACCATGAGACGGATCATTTGGATGTTCTCTTTGATAAGGTTTATCCCAACTATCACAATGCCAATCATAAAATTGTCCTTTTTCATATTTTGTAAATTGACAAGACTCACTAAAATTCCAATCAAAATTCCAACCTGCATGTGCATTTGCTTGGTGCACATATGGTTGTATTTCTTTGTATATCCATCTATCATTCATCCAAACAACGTTTGAATTTCTTTTCTTTTTTAAATCTTTTATTTGTGATTGATTTAATTTTTTATTACCTAAACCACCTGTTACTGCCATTTGATCAGAAATAGATTTTCCATATTTAACTATTTCATCACAAATTCTAACAGGGATTGCTGATTGAAAATAATAATAATAATTTGCTAAGTTCATATATCTTTATGAACTTAATATAACATTTATTATGAAACTGTCAATGTTCCTGAAACTGTAAATGTAGCCAATTTATCTCCACCAGGATGTGTAGATGTTGCATTTGTACAAGGACTTACTGCAAATGTAACTGCACTTGGGCCTCTAACAATTACAATACCTGAACCACCACCAAAACCACCAGCTGGTCCACCTGATCTAGCACCTGCACCACCACCAGTATTAGCTGATCCGCCAGCACCAGAAGATCCACCACCACCAGCACCTCCAGAACCTCCAGGGGCACCTCCACCACCACCAGCATATGTTGTGCATGATCCATTAATATCGTTAGGTGCTCCAGCTCCACCATTACTTCCACCAGAATTACCAGCTGCAGCAGTTGCTCCACCACCACCAGTACCACCTTGACCAGGAGCAAAACCTGGTAAACTACCTCCAGGATTTCCTTG